ATCGACTACAGCTTGCAAATGCTCTGCTATGGCTTCAATGGGCCAGCCCTCGGTGAAGGGGGATGCGTCGATATATTTCCATGAGTGCTTTAGGAATGTGTAAAGGCTTTCTTCACAATCTACGCGATCCAGCTCTGCAAGCTGACGCTCAATGTCGATCTGCTGGCCGTCGAGGGTAAGTGTGGTCATAAGATGGGGGCGATCCTGTAGAAGTCCATTTCGGGGTGCTGGACCAGTGCTTCACTATATATGCGGTCAAAGCCGTAGTGGTAGACCACCATGCCTGGGATCCATTTGCCTATGAGAAGCCTGGCTTTCCAACGGCGTTTGGAAATATTTTTGCGCATGAGCAGCCCCCTGTTCAAATAAAATATAGCTCATGGTTGATTATTTTGCTATAGTGATTTGGACGGATGCTCCGTCATAGCAGCAGTAGGAGAGCAGCATGTTTACCATCAAGCACATCGACAAGCACAACACGGAACACCTTATTGAGGCTGAAAGCGTTTGGTACCGAGACAACACAGAAGAGGTCGTTGATACGGACAAGCCAATGATATGGGAACTTTCCTATACCACTGGGCCGCTGGTTCATGGCGGTCGGCTTACGCGAACCATTGATTTTGGCCTAGTTTACGTAATGAACAGTAATGGGAAAACGGTAGCCAACTATGACCTTGGCGACCCAGAATAGTTAGGCATCTAAGGAACGCCCGGTTGGTTTAGCCGTGCCAACACGTCAGCGGGTATTGGGGATGGCTCCATAGCGGCCATTAATGTTTCACGTGAAACACTGAGGACAGTGCAATGATTGCATCGCGGCGTAGGTTCTTGGCCGGAATTGGAAGCATATTGGCCGCGCCAGCAATTGTGCGGGCAGACAGCCTGATGAAGCTTCACCATATTCCAGAGCGTTGGGCTACCGTTTGGGGCGTTGGCTGGGACTTTGAGGTTGTTGAGGTTCCGTTATGGGAGCCTATGTCGGTTGCTCAGTTTGGCGGGGCTGAGTGCATAGGTGGTCATATTGAAAAGTTTCGCGAAGTTACGGATTGGGTTTACACAAAACCTATGCCTGTGCCGTTTCTTACTCCCACTCAAATGCCGGACGGGCTAATACCCGCAAATCCTATGGACAGGTTTGCTGCAATGCAACGCGGTGAGTGGAAGATGGTGCCCGTACCGTCGTTAGAACATCCACATGCCGTTAGGTACGAGCCAGTGACCGTGTTTGATGACGCCAAAGAGATGGATGGCAAACACCCCTACATTCGCAAGCTCGACCTAAAAAAACATTGTGGGGACCGTCATGCGGAGCACTTGGTTGAATTGGCAGAAGTTAACAAGACCCGCAATGATGATTGGGAAATTGAAGGCAAAGACCAGCACAGGGTTGATGTTGCCCATATGTATGAATTGTCTACCGGTAACAGCGACAAGTGGGATTACGACCGCTGGGAAGCTTTTAGGAACGCAAACCAACCTACTGGTCCGTTGCCAACAGTAAAGTTTAAGGTAGCTGTTAAATCTATTGTTTGATGTTTCACGTGAAACACTGCATTTGACTTCCAGAGCCCGCGCCAGTGAGGTATACTGGTTTTGCTGGAGAGCGCTTGGCAGCTCCCTCTTTGGCACGGGGGGCGCTTTTGAACACGGCGTCCCCCACCATAGTTAGCCAGACGCCTAACTAGGCCTAACACCTGGCGCGGACAGCCAAGACCACGTGTTTCACGTGAAACATTCCAAGTATGTCAAATCTCTTATACCCCGCTAACCTCCATATAGGCCCCTACAGAAGGGTACCTATGACCGGGGGTACCGGGGGGGGTATGCCTATGGCCTATGCTGGGGTAGCGCGCCATGCCGCACTGTATAGAGAGCGGGTACCTACAGGGCGGGGGGGGGGTAGTGTTTCACGTGAAACATAGCTTGGGCATATGGGTTTGGTATATTGGCGCGGTTAACAGAGGGGGGATTTGGTACCTAAGACCCCCCGGCCTCTTTTGTACAGCGGCCTAGGGTGGTGCCTCGTCAGGGTACCTTGGCCTAGTCAAGTTTGTCTCCGAGCGGTGACGAAGTGCATAATTGTTTAGTTTAGTTTAGTTTAGTTTAGTTATGTTGCGTGGTTTAGTTTAGTTATGTTTAGTTTAGTTTAGTCATCCCTCTATTAGTTTGGAGTCGCGTACTTGTGTGAGCATTGCGCGCAAGGCCGAACGCTGATCAGCGCCAAGGCTTGCAGCATCGATGCTTAAGCTATTGTTATTAATGGTGATCGCTGCATGATCCCCAATGAAAGGCTTGTCTGCATATTTCTGGGAGATCTTCCCCGCCATGCGAAAGCGCGTTTCGATCCTTAACTTGCTGCGAGCGACTGCGCTGGGATTCGCTGTGACTCCACCATCTGCTTGATAAATAAGGTCTTTTGAATCATCATCGCATATTGTTAAGCTTTCATCGAACAGGACATCAGCCTGTGATGCGCGTGCGCGATTGTAGGCAATGCAAAAGGCCTTTTCTTCCTGACTTTCCCCTGCAGTCCAGCGCAGCACAGTCGCGCAATCCGGCATGTGATCCAGCCTGCAGATCGCTGCTAGGCTTTGACCATTGGCAAGCCTTATCAGTATTTCATCCTCAATGGCCTGTGTTCGCTTTGATGGTCTACCGATGCGCGCAACAGCCTTATCAGCATCATGTGATATCTGCTTCCACAGGCCTGCTTCCTCTTGTGTCTGCGCTGCAATGTATTCTGCTTTCGGAATAGGCTTGTCTTTAGACTTTGATTTTCCAGCCATTGGAATGGATCCCCTGCTTTCCCCGCCAATGATGCGAGCGATTGCAGGATCATAGCACAGCGCAGGCGCATCGATCCATATGCGCAGAATAGCACATTAAAGGCTTGATTCGAAACGCAAAAAGGCCTGAGTCTATGCGACTCAAGCCTGTTTATTGGCGGGGATTGTTAAAGCTTAAGCAGATCTGCGCCTGTGTCGCGCATCGCGCATAGCAGCACATGCAGCGCGATAGGCTTTCCCATTGCGCAGAATATATTGTCCTGCGATCCTGCGCTGCAGATCTGACTCTGTATTTAACCATTCGCACATGTGCAAAGCCTTAACCATATTGCGAATCGCATACACAGGCTGATCCCCGACTAGCTTTATTGCTTTGATCATGTCCATTGCAGATTTCCTTTTTGATTGCGTTTTTTGAGACACACAGAAAACACCACAGGCCCGATCCAGAAAAATCTGATTCCCCCGACTCGCTTTGTCCTGATCATGTTATCCCCCTTTACCATGCGCCCAGAGTCTGCAAAGCGAGTCGGTCTTTATCTAATCCAACTGTTAAGCTGTGCTGTGTATTTTTAGGCAAGGTTTTGAACCATGAGTCAATTTCATCATGTAAAGCCTTTAACTCAGGATCCCATGAAAGCCTAATCATGTTCATCATGCCAACCTTATACGGATTGCATCGCATCATTAACGCAGACCATGCCGCGAAAGCATCTGATTCACCATTTGGCGCAGATGAAAGCAGCAGGCCTTTACGTGATCCCCGTGTTGCGAGCGCAGACCTAATTGCGGCCTGTGCGCGATCTGAAAGCCTGTTTTCCATGTGATCCCCTTTCATGTGTTGCTGTATTAAGCAAAAACAGTATGCATTTTCTGCATATGATTCGCAACATGGAAATCAGCGCAAACAGCATATTTTTGAAATTAATTTATTTGTTACAATTATTTTGTTTTGATATATGCAGAAAATGCATAATCTGCGCTGTGTTTAACGCAGCACATGGAGTCGAATCATGCATGGCATATTTAAGAAAGCAGCGCAGATCACAGCAAAGCAGCGCAGCAGCATCATATATCAGGGTCCAAGCCTGATCGATGGATCCCCCATTGTGGTGATCGCGATCATTAGCAATCGCAATAAAAAGACTGGATCGATGCTACAGACATATATCATGCGCGCTGATATGGATCCCCGCCTTGCATCGAAAACAGGCGCAGACTTTGCTATATGCGGCCTGTGTAAGCATCGGGGGATAGCGACTGATGATCCCCTTAAAAAGCAGGCGAAAGGCCGCTCTTGCTATGTCCTGCTAGGGCAAGGCCCCCTGATCGCTTATCAGGCTATGATGCGCGGCCTTTATCCTGTGATCGCAGGACATGCAGCAATCGCTGCGCTGGGATCAGGCCGCAAAGTAAGAATTGGCACATATGGGGATCCTGCAGCAGTCCCCTCTTACATATGGGAAAGCCTGCTATCTGATGCAAACATGCACACAGCATATTCACATCAGGCCGCGCAGAATGGTGCTGCTTTTGATGCTAAGCTTATGATGCAGTCTGCAGATTCTGAGCAGGAAGCGCGCATAGCATGGGATCAGGGGATCAGGACGTTTCGAGTCGTTTCATCAGTCGCTGATATCGTGGCTGGAAAAGAAATCCTGTGTCCTGCATCAAAGGAAGCAGGCAAAAAGACCTCTTGCGCTGATTGCGGCCTGTGCGCAGGATCCAGCATCAAAGCAAAGTCTATTGCGATCCCCGCGCATGGCGCAGGATCGATCCATATCGCAGCATAGGGGGATCATATGAGGATCGAAACAGCAATTGAGTTAATCGCTGCAGTCGTATGCTGGGCCTTTGTTGGCGGCCTGTGTGCGATCTGTTTTATCTGATCACAGAATATCAAGAGGGGGATTCAATCCCCCTTTTTTTGCGCCTGCGATCCAGCCTTAACCTTAACATTAAAGCCTAACATGGAGTCGGAATATGAAGATCCAGAATCCCCCTTATCAGTCGCTCGCATATTATGAGCAGCGCGCAAAGCAGATGCAGGCGCCTGCGCTCGCATATGCGATGCAGGACGTTTCGCAGACTTTGCATGTGATGCGAGAGCGAGACTTGCGCGATCCATATATTGCCAAGTTATTGGCTGAGATGGATGCTTATAGTTTTGAACTAATCAAACGCAAACGACTTCAGCGATAACCGACTAGGCTTATGGAGAATCCTTTTCCATAAGCTTTCGGACCATCGGACTATGGACCATCGACTCGCCGGACCTCTGGCGGGATCGCTTGGTCATGCCCTGGTCATTGGTCATTGGTCTGAACCATTGGACCGGACCACCGTTCGGACCACTGGACATGACCATTGGTCATCAACTGGCGCGGGTGGATTGGATCTGGTCATTTGGTCAGAGATCACAGCGCATAGGACTAGGACCACTGGACAGATGAAGAACACGAACACGGCAATATAGAAGATGGTCATTTCATCCATTGGATTCGCCTTTCTGGATTGGTCATTGGTCATGGACCATTGGACCATTGGTCATTGGACCGTTAGTGAATTTAGTTGTTGCGTATGGTCAAGAATATGATAGACTTTGATTCGTCATCCCACAACGGAGACTTGGACATGGTAACTCAAAACAGCAATCCGATCCAGCTAACTAAAGCGGACGGAATCTATCAGTTAACCTACTTTGGCCATCCCACCGGTTTCATTGGACCAATCAAGGTCAAGAACCGGGATCGCCATCATTGGCGCGCCGTGTCTGTTCATGGCGAAGTCAAACACTGCTACTCACTGGAAAGCGCCCGCCAGTGGTTGCTTGCCGCTTATCATTAAGGGGGATTGGTCATGGATCGCTTTATTCTCATCAACCGAAACAGCGGATTTATATTCGGCGACACCGCAGACCGCTGGTGGCGCATGGATGAAGACCATCCGGCTGGACCACTGGAGGCGGCAAAATCATTGGATCATGCGCTGATGGTGGACACCGCTGAATGGTCCTATTCCACCACAAATCGATATGACCCACGCGCTATATATGATGTCTACGTCGCAGGCGAAACGTTAGCAGTCATTACAGACGGTCAAGATCAAGAACAGATCGACAGTGTGATGCGAAGCTGTTGCTATGTAGATTCTATATGCCGCTATTCTAAAAATTGAGGGGGATAATATGAAACACTACGTACCACAACGGTT